TTGGACGGGCACTCGCGGACGAGTAGCCCGGAAATATCACCGATTCTGCTGTTGTCGGACGTTGATCTGGTAGAGGATGCCGAACCGGGGAGCGGTCAACGGGAGCACCGAATCACCCAGGACTATAGCGTGTGGTTTCAAACGTGAATGCCAATCTGAGTTTGACCGGCGACGTGGAATTGATGGCGGCCCTGAACAAGTTGCCGATCGTCGTCGGCGGGAAGGTGATGAAAAATGCCATCCGGGCAGGCGGGCGAGCGATTCGTGCAGCGGTGATAGAGCGGGCACCGATCGGACCAACGGGAAACTTGAAAGCAAACATCGTAGCGAAGCTGGTCGTGTACAAGGAATCGGAAACGGCGGCACTGATAATCGGCGGCAAGTATGGGCGGTATGGCAAAGGTGCCCATGCACACCTCGTGGAATTTGGTCACGGTGGGCCGGCACCGGCACCACCGCATCCGTTCATGCGGCCGGCATTTGACGAGAGCAAGAGCACGGCACTTGCGAAGGTAGAAAAGAGTTTCCGCAGTGGAATCAAACGCGAAACAAAAAAGTTAGCGAAGAAAATCGCGGGCTAGGCTGGCCACCGAATGGCAGTTTCCCCGGACTGTCCGCCCGCGTTTACACAGTGGGAAGAACACGGCGGGGGCGTGAGTAAGAGAGAACAATGGCAGACGATGGATTCAACGGATCGACTATTTCGTTTGCGACTGTCAATCAGGCCCCGCTGCGGGACATCACCAGCAGTGATGGCGCGGCCGAGGTGGACGTGAGTGGTTGTGCCGACGCGATCAAGACCTATGAGTCAGGGATTTCCGATGAGACCGTAACCTTCACGATCGTCGGGGGGAGTACGATTGCTATCGGAGATGAGGGGGCGGTCGTGGTGGCTTGGAACGATGCCGGAGCGGACGGATCGTTGACTAATGGCGTCTGTGTCGGCAAGGAAACGAGCGGCTCGATGGACGGAGAAATCCTGACGGCATTCACTATCCGACCGGCACCAGCGGCGTAACTAGAAACGTTAATCGGGAGAGCACGGCGGGGGCGTGTTTGGTGAAAGATCATGGCAGACGATGGATTTAACGGGTCAACTATTTCGTTTGGAACCCCGGATCAATCCCCGCTACGGGACATTACCGTGAGTGAGTCGGGAGCCGAGGTGGACGTGACCGGGTGTGCCGATACGTTCAAGACCTATAAGTCAGGGATTCCCGATGAGACCGTAACCTTCACGATCGTCGGGGGAAGTGCTCTGGCGATTGGGACGGAGGGTGCAGTTACGGTTGCCTGGAATGATGGCGGAACCGACGGCACGTTGACCAATGGCGTGATTGTCGGTAAGGAAACCAGCGGCTCGATGGATGGAGAAATCCTGACGGCTATAACAGTGCGGCCGACGGCCGCTTAACCATTACCAAGAGGAGTGTACTATGCTGGACCGGGGATCGTTTGACGCTCTGACCTGTCGAGTTGAGAAGGTCAACGTGCCGGAGATTGGGGATAGTTGTTATCTGCGGGTAATGACCGCGAGGGAGCGGGATGCCTACGATATGTCGCAAGGTGATCCACTCACCCGCAAGGTGAATCTGGAACACATCACAGCCCGTTTACTTGTGCGTTGTTTGTGCGACGAGGAAGGTGAGCGGCTGTATGCGGACGATGAACTTGACCAGATCGGCAACATGCCGAGCACGGTGACCGAGCCACTCTTTAACGAGTGCCGGCGTATCAACGGGATGACGGCGGCTGCGGTTGAGGATGCGGTAAAAAACTCAGAAGCAACCCCCGGCGACTCTTCGAGTACCGGCTAGCACAGTCACTCGGCAAAAGCCGGCGGGAACTTCTGAATAGCATGGACGCTGGGGAGCTAACTGAATGGGAAGCGATTTATACGCAGATCGAACCGATGCCCGAGGATCGGGCGGATGTTCGTGCGGGTGTGATTGCTTCGCAGACCGTGGCCCCGCATTTGAAATGCGGCCACCAGCCGCCGCGCCCGTTGGACTATTTCGGCTGGAACTCGGAACGGCGGAGCAAGGGGCCGTCGACGGCGACGTTGCGAGAGAAATTCAAGATAGCCAAGGCCATATTTGATCGACACAAAAAGAAGAAGTGATGGCAAGTAACGTTGGAACACTGAACGTCAAACTGGTTGCCAACACGGGCAAATTCACCGCCGGGATGAAGACGGCGGGGAAGTCCGTCAAGGGGTTTCGTTCGAGCGTTGCCGGGGCGATGGGCGGTATCAGTAAGTTTGGCCTATTGCTCACCGGCGGGGGAATTCTCGTTGGCATGAACAAGATGCTGAACTTGGCGCAAGACCAGATTGACGCCGAGAAGAAACTGGAAGCGGTGCTTAGGGCCACGGGAGGGGCGGCAGGGTACACGTCGGGCGAACTGCAAAAGATGGCGGCTGACTTGCAAAAGGTGACGAACTACGGCGACGAGGTGACGCTCAACGCTATGGCCATGATGGCCACGTTCCGCAACATTAAGGGGGACGTGTTCAAGGAGTCGATCAAGTCCGTCCAGGATATGGCAACCGTAATGGATCAGGATTTGCGGTCTACGGTGGTGCAAGTTGGCAAGGCACTGAACGATCCGATCAAGGGGTTGACTGCATTGGGCCGCGTCGGGGTTAGTTTCACGGAGCAACAAAAGTCGCAGATTAAAGCGATGCAAAAGTCTGGCGACATCATGGGCGCCCAGAAGGTTATCCTCGCTGAGCTGAAAGGAGAGTTTGGCGGGGCAGCGGAGGCGATGGTCAACCCGATGACGCAGCTCAAAAACACGATGGGAGACCTCGGTGAGACGATCGGGAAAAGTGTGCTGCCGTATCTGAAGCTGTTTGCGTCGGATATGACCAACTATTTGTCCAAGTCGATGGATGACGCCAAGGGGAAAGCGGACGGGCTGAATGACAGCGTGGGCAAGATTGCCGACGTTATCTCCATTATGGTCAACGGATTCCGGGCGGGTTTTGCTGCCCTGCAAGGTGGCTTGGCTGTTGCATTTCTGGGGTTTGCACAGTTCTATAAACTCTTGTCCAGGGTGCCTGGAGTAGGATCACAGTTCAAAGGGATAGCCCAGACAGCCCAGGAAATGGCCGATGCCATGTTGGAGTCGGCCAATACAAAATGGGCCGCCGTCAAATTTGATTTGCCATCCGAGCGTGTTGCCGAGTTGAACAAGAAGCTGGCAAACACCCCCGACGCCGCGAAGGGTGCCGGGGATGCAATAAACAAGGCGGCCCTGGACGCGGTAGAGAGCATCGACAAACTCACAGACAAATGGCAGGACCAGGTGGACTTCTTCGGCCAGAAGGGACGGACGCTGGAGATCAATAAGTTGATTGACCAATCCGGCGATCCGTTCTCCACGGGCAAGCTCGAAGAGTTAGACAAGATGCTGACTGATCTGGAAACACACGAGGGGCTAAAGAAAGCCGGCGAGGCGTTTGCGAAGTCGATTGAGACGCCGCTGGAAAAGCTACGGCAGGCGAAGGAAGACTTAGACAAGTGGCGTGATGTAGGTGCGATCAGTGACGAGATTCACCGCCGGGGGATGGAAGCGGCAAAGGCAACGTACATGCAGGCGTTGCCCCGGGCGGAGATCCCTGAAGCCGCCGGCGCGATGGAAATGGGCAGCGCGGCGGCCTATTCCACCATCGTTAAGAATTTGATGGGCATGAGCGACCCGCGTACCCGGCTACAAGAGCAAGCCAACGACATTCTGAAGCAAGTCGAGCGTAACACGCGGCCGGAACCCGAATCTGAAACGGTGACTATCGGACAATGAGCGTTACCAGCGTAACCGAGAAACATGCGAGCCGGCGGGCGTCGGCAACGGTCGATGGCAAGCGTACCTATACGCGGGTAATGATCGTTGAGGTGTCCAGCGTCACGGATGACGAGTCGGTCGTTGGGGCCACTGGCTCCGGCGTACCGGAAAAGTACGAGGCATACCCGGCTGATTCGGCGGCGTTGTGCAAGGAAGTGGAGCTAGAACAGATTGAGAATCTCGCCAGCGGCGCGGTGATCTGGGAGGCGACTTGCCACTACGATTCAGACTTCGGCCGATCACCGCCGGACACCGATACACAGAATGTGCTGTTGGAGCCGGCGATTTACACTTGGAGCCACGCGAAGTTTGAGGAATCGTTGCCGAAGGATGTTGAAGACACCCCGTATCTGAATTCATTCGGCGACCCGTTTGATCCGCCGCCACTAACGGAAGTGATCCATTCAATCCTAACCGTCCAGCGGAATGAGGCGACGTTCGATGGTTGGCTGGCGACGTATTACACAGGTAAAGTTAACAGCGATGCGTTCTACGGGGAGCCTGCTGGATATGTCAAGTGCGACGGTATCAGTGCCCAGGGACCAAACTACAAAAACGGCGTACAGTTTTTCGTGGTGACGTACGAAATGCATTTCCACCCGACGGGCTGGCTGCCTATGAAAATTCTGGATGCGGGACCGCGATATTATGACGACAGCGGTAACATCGTCTACTCGACTGACGATAACGGCAACCCGTCCACGGTCCCGACAATCCTGGATGGCACGGGCCACAAGGGTAGTGCGGCCAATCCAACGTACCTTGAATTTACGCCTTACTACGAGGCACCGTTTGCCCCGCTTAACCTAGAATAATCAGGAGGCCAATCATGGCAGAACCTTCCCGAATTGTCGGTGACCAGCACTTCACCGGCAACTGTTCTTTTCTCGGCACGGCGGCCTTGCCGGCCGGGACCGTGACCAACGCGATGACGAATGCCTCGGCAGCGATTGCCGCAACGAAGGTGGTGCACCAATTCCCACTACATCACACGCAAAATGACGGCAGCGACGTGACGACTCAGGTGGAGGTGGTGCATATCGCCTACGCGGCTGGGACCGTCGTAGCGGTGGAGGCGGTCTGCGACCAGGCCCCGGACACAGACGAAACGATTACGATCGACGTGCTGAAGTCCACTGGGGGCGGGGCGTTTGCTACGCTGTTGACCGGGGCTATCGTGCTGGACAGCGGCAACTCGGCTCGGGTGCTGGAAGCCGGCACGCTGGTGGCCACACCAACCTATGCGGACGGCGATCTGATAGAGATCAGTGTTACCGATGGTGGCGGCACGGGCAACCAGGGGCAAGGGCTGTGCGTCACGGTCTGGTGTCGGGAGTCCCCTGCATAATGGCCGGCGTGCAGTTTGACCGCGATTCGGCCGGGCGTATTTCGCGTGTGGTGAAGTACGTCGAACGGTCTATCCATCCCACGCGGACGGGGCGGCGGGCACGGGCGGCGCAGATTCTCGGCGGGTATGACCGCTGCACTTGCTTTCTAAAAGGTGCTCTCAGCGGCGGTGCTACAGCTACCGTTGACAACGTGCTGGTGATCCACGGTACGAGCCCTCTTGCAGACCCGACAGATACGACGGAGGAATTGACCGTCTACAACACTCACGCATGGGACGGCGACGATAACGCCTTGTGTCGTATCGAGTGGAATCGCACGACGGAGCACTGGGAGTTCTACCAGGTAACATGCCCCGCTTAGACTATCTCGATTACGTTCGCCGGAAGACGGGGCTGTGGGTTCCGAAGCCGCTGCGGTT